TTTGCGTCTCGTTACTTTAACAACCAACCTCCTAAGATGAAGAAGAGTCATTCTTTGTTTGGGTATCAGCAATACAAAGGCGGAGACATGATCGTAGTTGAGTCTCCTTTAGATACGGTTCGCTTACACTCTTTAGGTTTTACTGGCGGGGTGGCTACTATGGGCGCTTTAGTATCTCAGTCTCAATTGAACGCTATTCGAGGGGCTGACCGCATTATCTTTGCTATGGACAACGACTTAGCGGGAACCTCCTCATCAATGGATCTACTGAACAAGTGCCAAGAGATGGGGGTAGAGGCGTGGTTTTTTAACTACCAACACACAGATATGAAGGATGTCGGGGCTATGAGCTTAGATGAGATAAGGTTGGGACTAGAAAAAGCCAAGCACATAGCTCAAGGGAAGAAGGCAGTCGTATGATCATTGGGTTATCTGGATACGCAAGATCCGGCAAAGACACCGTGGCTCAGTTTCTCGTAGAGAACTATGGATATACCAGAGTTGCCTTTGCAGACAACATTAGGCACATGCTTTTGGATTTAAATCCTTATGTAGGCATTGGCCCATCAAATTACAATCACACTACTTTGTCAGACCTTGTTGCTTTGAACGGATGGGAGGGCGCTAAACAGCACCCAGAGGTTCGTCGTTTACTACAAGACCTTGGGGTTTCAGCTAGAAACTATTTGGGCGAAGATGTTTGGATTAACGCTGCCCTCAGCACACCTACCCAAAATGATGGATTAGTCATAACGGATGTCAGGTTTATTAACGAAGCTGAAGCCATAAAGAAACGTGGTGGTCAGATTTGGAGAGTCATTCGCCCCGGCGTTACCGCGGTCAACTCCCATATCTCAGAGACTCAAATGGATGGTTATTCCTACGATCGCATTGTTGATAACAGCGGGGACTTTAAAGATCTAAGCATAGAGATAGCTTCTTTAATCTCTAGATGATGCGGTGTTATAGGCATTGCTGGGTATGGTCTGGTAAACAGGTCAGTAACTTTCTTACTAAAGATGGGGAGTTTTATCACGGGTTATACCTCGTATTGATCTGTGGGCATTGTAAATATATGGGAAAGATCTTATGTTCTTGGGATCCCACTCATCACCCCAACATGGTTCAGCAGTCTAGAAACGCTTTCTACAATGTCCATAACTCTCGCGGGTGTCCCCCTAGAGTTGCACATCACCCTAAGAAAAAGTTAGAGTACATAGATGACATTTAAAGGTTCGCTTCTTCCGTATCAGCCAGAGGCTGTCAACCGAATGCTGGAGCGTAAGAAGGTATTGGTTGCCTACGACCTTGGGTTGGGCAAAACAGTCATAACCATAGCCGCCATAGAACAGCTGATGGATGAGCGGAAAATAAATGAGCCAGGTCTTATTATTTGCCTATCCAGTTTAAAGTACCAGTGGGCAAACCAGATTGAGAAGTTTACAGATGGATCTTCACGAGCTTTGGTTATTGATGGAACGCCAAAGAAAAGAGCAGAGCAGTACGCCGAAGCAATGGCATGGCGGACTTCAGGGGTTGATTACATCATTCTTAACTACGAGCAGGTTGTTAATGACTGGGCATCCGTATCTAAACTCCCACGATCATTCGTCGTCTGCGACGAAGCCACAGCAATTAAATCTTTTAGATCAAAACGATCCAAAGCCGTAAAGAAGTTAAGCGACGCAGAGTACAGATTTGCTCTAACTGGAACACCCGTAGAAAATGGTAAGCCTGAAGAGCTATACAGCATCATGCAGTTTGTTGATTCATCCGTGCTTGGTCGATTTGATATCTTTGATGCGGCTTTTATTGTTAGAAACAATTGGGGTGCGGTTCAGCACTACAGAAACTTGAAGACTTTGCATGAGAAGATGAAGGAAGCAGCCGTACGAAAGGCGCAGAAAGACCCAGATGTAGCCCCTTTCCTTCCTGACACCATACATAAAGATCCTATAAAGATTGTTTTAGATCGTAAGGCATCAAAGCTTTACTTCAAGATAGCCACTGATTTGGTGGATGACCTTGACGAAGCTCAGAACTTATTTGGCGCCTCCTTTAATGTCATGGCTCACTATGGTTTAGAGAACAAAGGTGGCGGGCCGGAAGATGAGATCAGAGGTCGCATCATGTCTAAGATAGGTTGCTTAAAGATGCTTTGCTCTCACCCAGATCTGTTAAGGACTAGCGCTCGCAAGTTTGCCGCCATGAACGGCGAAGGATCTATGTATGCCAGCGAGTTAGTTGAGTCTGGGTATCTGGATGGAATTGATTCCTCCCCTAAGCTTGACTTCCTAGTCCAATATGTAAAAGAATTTTTAGAACAAAACGATGCTAATAAGGTAGTTATATTTGCTACATATGTGGATATGTTAGACAAAATAACTGATGCCTTAGGCACAGATATTTGTAGAAAGTACTCAGGTAAGTTAGATGCCAAGGCAAAAGAAGATAACAAAACAGCGTTCAACACTGATCCTACTATTCGTGTTTTGGTTTCTTCTGACGCAGGTGGTTATGGAGTCGATCTTCCAGCGGCTAACTTACTCATTAACTATGATCTGCCTTGGAGCAGTGGTTCTGCGACTCAACGAAACGGAAGAATAAAACGAGCCAGTTCTACTTGGCCGTCAATTGTTATCCAAGACATCATCGTTAACGGATCTATTGAGGATAGACAGTACGAGCTACTTCAACAAAAAAATGCTGTGGCAAGTGCGGTCATTGACGGCGAAGGTATTGATGAGCAGGGTGGAATTCCTATGACTGTAGGCAGTCTTAAGCAGTTCTTAGCCTACGCCACCGTATAAACTATTCGGATGCCTAACGCACCTAAGACCCCTACGAGGACGATCCGCGTCCCTGACGACCTTTGGCTTGCCGTGCAAAAGAAAGCTGCCCGTCAGAAGGTGACCGTAACCAGCGTAATTATCGCCGCGCTAGAGAAGTACTTGACAGAGGTAGACCCTTTAGATTAATTTGAACCCACCTAACAAGGGGGTCAAAATGATTTTAGAAGATCTAAGAACAAGTCTTAGACAGTACCTATCATTAAAGGGTGAAGTAGAACTACTCACCAATCGCATCAATACATTAAAGTCTCGTTTAACTGAGCATGTTGAAACCAATGGTCAAACAGATGATAGAGGGCACATAGTCCTATCTGTTGAAGACCCAATTAAGGGCGAAGTTACTTTAACAAAACAACGCCGTGTTTCTAAAAATCTTGATATCACTGTTGCCGAAAAGCTTCTTGAAGAGCGTGGCATTAAAGAGCAGTGCATCAGAATGATTCCAACATTGGACGACTCTGCGATCATGGCTGCTTTCTATGAGGGCAAGCTTTCTGAGGCAGACATTGATTCTATGTTCCCAGAGAAAATTACTTACGCCTTCCTCGTTAAAGAAGCATGAGCGAAGACTTCATTGAAAATAGTTTTGCTGATCTGGATGATTATTATCCAGGCAGTAAGCGCAAGCGTAAAGCGCCTGTGCAAAAAGATCCGGAAGTAACAGTTGATAAAAACTGGGATGCAAAGCCTTACAAAAAGACTTTGCCTAACGGGACTGATATCGAGATGTTTACTATCGGAGCTTTAGCTTCAGCTGTTGGACGACCCGTAATAACAATCCGCACGTGGATCAAGGAAGGGCATATTCCTGCCTCGCCTTATCGGTTGTCTGACACCATTGACAAGTATGGGACTAAACGCCCAGGTCGAAGGATGTGGTCTAGAGCAATGATTGAAACCTTTGTAGAGATGCTGGATAAGGCTGGACTCCTTACGGTAACCCGTATAGAATGGTCCGAACACCGGCAACTCAGCAAAGAGTTAGCCGAGGCGTGGACTAACATCCGCGCAACCGAAACCAAATAGAAAGAATACTAATGGCAATCAATAGAGAAGAAACACCTATCGTTACTGAGAATGATGATTTCTCAGTACAAAATGCTACAGAAATCGCAGGTCGTCCATCAAACGCTATTTCATCAAGTGGATGGGATACCCCAGCCGCTGGCGGTGGAAATTACCCAGTTGATTTCAAATTCATTGACGGTCAATTCCAGATCGTTAAGTTCATTGATCCGAGCGCAAGCCCATTTGCTTCTTACAAAGAGCACTGGCTTACCCAGAAGACTTCTGGAAAGCGTTCATACATCTCCCTAGGATCTAATGATCCATTGTGCGTAAAGCTTGGAAGCGTTCCACGCCATATTCGTGCATTCACAATTGCCAACCTCAGCGCTCCAGGTGGACCGCAACGTCAGGTATTAAAGGCAACTCCGCGCTTGTATAAAACACTTTATGCGGCGCACCACAATCAACAATTCGGCCCGTTAAATAGAAATTACTGGGCTCTTAGTAGAACTGGTGAGATGGCTGCGATTACCTATCAGGTAAACCCAGTCAAAGAGAGAGATCTACAAGAGGACTGGGGCATTGATCTTGCTGCCGTCACCCCTATCGTTAACGAAATGCAACCGTACGATAGTTCTATTTTTAAAGCGCCAACTTGGGATGAGCTAGAGGCAATCGCTAACGCTTTGTCCTAAACAGTGAGATGTTGAAGGGCTAGTTGTAGGTGACCCCCTAGACTAGCCCTTCAGCCTATTGGGAGACTATTTGTGACTTTTATAATTACGACTAAAGATCAGTTAGACGAAATGATTTCGTACTACCTACAGCAAGATGCTTTTGCATTTGATGTTGAAACTGTAGGTGATCGAAGGGAAGTACCTGCTGTCAATGAAGTCCTTTGGTTATCGTTTGCGACTTATGGCAGGTGCGATGTCATACCACTTGGTCATCCTAACGGTGAGTTTATTGGTGAAACCTATCCGCTTACCGGTCAAGGGGAAAAGCGTGTACTTGAAGGATTACCAGCTCGTGAGTCAGATTATTCGCGGGATAAGAAAAAAGCTGTTAAAGAGTTTGGCAAAGCCCCTGCACAGTTATACCCGAGTGAAGTATTCAAAGCGCTCCAGCCTTTATTCTTCAACGATAAAGCATTAAAGATTGGGCACAATTTAGGTTTTGATCTTAGTTCTGTTGCAAAGTATTACGGCGGTGAGGTTCCTTGTAAGCCTTACTTTGATACCTTGATGGCTTCCTTCTTATACAACAGTAATCAAAATCGTGGTCGCCTTGG